GCCATAACCTCAGAGAGGTCGCGTGCTACTACGTCGATAAAGTTAGCAACTACGTTAGCATCTACACCCTCTGGGAAGAATTCAGGGTATACTGATGCAATTTGTCCCTTACGGACTGCGAGTACGCTTAGGTTACGAGCATCTCGGTCGTGGTTACGGTAGCGCAACGCTTCAACGCGTGCTGCAACCTGTTCCATTGATAATGCCATTGGTATCCTAACCGTAAGTTTGAGACCATTGGTCTGCAAATGCTTCATCTAAATTGACTGCTTGTCGCCTTGAGGCTTGAGCCTGGGTTGTCCATCGGTTCTGCATCCATTTAGATGCATTACTGCTTTGTTGCATCATCTCGCGTATGCGGATAATAGCAAACCACAGAGCCATTACGCAGTCTGTAGGGTTCTTAGTATCTGGTTTCCAGGTAATAAGTTCCTGTACTAAGGTCTTAAGTCCTTCAGACCCTTCATTGCTTGGTAGTTCAATAATGTTGTTATCTTGGAAACGACCATCTCTGGTATTTCCAAATAGCATAGACATAGACGCAACACCAAAAGACGTGTCCCATTTGTTCTTGCCAGTAAAGTGAGAGTTTAATTGGCACCCGTAGGATGCTAGATATGCTCTTAAGTCGTCATCTAAGGCATACGCCTTCTGGTGTGCGTTAATTTCAATACGTAATTCCTGTGGACGGTACTTCTCGACCCATTCCTCAATCAAAGATTGAATCTTTGCAGGGCTTGGGTCAGTCATATTCACACAGTCTAGGACGTAAATGCGTCCATCTGCTCGGTTGTACGTAGCAACCACGGCTCCCGTAGCACCTGCCATAGCAGGGTCAAGGCCAATAATAGTATATCCTTCAACATGCTGAGGATGTCCTGGTGTTCCAGCCTTTAATGGTCCGCGTTTACGCATTCCGTTGACTGAACCTGCGATACAGGTGGGCGAGAAGATTGAATCCTCTTGGACGTCTTCTTGTTGGTAGACCATAGCCCAGACCGACGGAGCGACCTCAGAGCGACGCTTAAAGAGAGAAGGTCCGTCCCACTTGGGATATAGTCCATTGTCCAAAACCTCATCTAAGTCGTTCTCTTGCTGGTCCGTTTCGGGCCAAAGCGTTTTCCAGTTCTTTGGCTTGTCATCAAACTGAAGAACGGCTGGCATAGCACAGTAAGTAAAGGGCGTCTTGCCACCAGTCCACTGTGAGCCATCCCTAATCATCTTGTAGAGGTCTACAGATGATACTCGGGTTCCTACAATAATAAGTTTGCCGTGTCGTCCCAAACGAGTGATGACTTCTTTTTGAAGCCATTCGATTTGCTTTTCCCACTCATGGGCGTTGCTGCCCATAACCACGTCATCTAGGATAATCAGGTCGGCACGTGCTCCGTAAATCTGAGAACCAAAGCCCAATGCTTGGACTGTAGGGTCTTTTTCGCCAGAGTCTCGGCCCGTACCTAGATAAATCATATCAGCAGACCATTGTGTGGCATCTGCTTTATATCCACCATTAGGGCCAAAGGCCGTCTGGAGTTTCATGAACCCAGGATGGGATAGTCGGGTCTTGATTGCACCCAAAAACTTGCGAGCCATACCCTGGGTTTTAGACACGATAATCACTCGCGTGTTAGGGTTGGTCACAATCTTGTACGTTACATAGTTAGTCGTGATAGTAGTCGACTTGGCGTGCTCAGGTGGCACGTTGATAAGGACACGGTTAGGGTCTCCTGGCTCATAAGTCATACCAGCAGGTAGCCACCTAGGGGTGTTGCCTTCTATCAGGTCAATCCAGTCAAGTTGATGGGCAAATAGTTTAGAGTCCAGGAACTGCTCTGAGAACTCATGGAAGGGCATATCCTTCATCTCGGCTAAATCAGCCTTAATGCCTTTGCCCGCGAGGCGGGCCTTGTCAGAAGCCTCTTTGAAGTCGGCATTCTGCATCGTCCATTGACGGAAGGCGGTGTCCTGACGGTCTACGGAAGCCATAGCGGCAGTGACCGTTGCACCCTGTTCTAAGAGGGCCAGGACTTTAGCCTGGGCGTCCTCCTTGGAATATGTCTGTTTTCCTGCTTTGCGTCCCATATAACGTCCCATCTAATAACGCCGATTTAACGTACCCTATAAACGGCATAAGGGGGGCATTTTGATAAAAAAAAATTTCAAATATTATATATATAGGAGGAGCGGAGTCTTAAACGGAGCGACTCCGTAATAATATGTATATACTATAGAAGACCCGTTCAAACGGGTCTTTTCCGAGTGGGTTGGGGAAGTATTTCCCCGAACCCCTGTATCCTAAGCGTACGATGTGACGCAAGTCACACTCTCCGAGGAGTACTTTTAGTACTCTGAGGGGGGTAATATAATATAACAGAAAATAATTATGGGAGTATATATATATAATAAGACCTCGGTTTAATAAACCTCGGGTCAAAAGATAGCGTTATTCACTATTTTTTAGAGTTATTTATTCGTTGCAGTAATTGTGAATGAGCAACTATCTACCAGAGATAAATATAAATGAATTAGCGGGGGATAATAATAAAATAAATCTAATGAATAGATAACCCGCGCCCGCTATCGCTCGCGCCTTATACCATACCCGCGACCCCGCGCCCTACCATTCTGCCCGCGTGTCTGCCCCGCGTCTGGCGTTCGGTTAGCCGAACACGCTCAACCCGCCCGCGCTCACCCGTTCGGTTAGCCGAACACGCCTAAAAAAATCACCCCCTCGCGCCTTGCGCTTGGTGTTGCAAAGTCTTTCTTTCTGGTACACTTGGGGTATGCCAAACGGCATAAGCAGTACCCAACCGCAAAGGATAAAATAAAATGGCAACATCAAAGAAAGCAGTAAAGAACGCAGTAGTAATCAAGGCTCCAAAGTTGGCAACCGCTTGGGTGAATGTCTGCTCAACTTCTGCAAAGAGTGAGAGTGAAGTCATCAAGGCTATTGAGAACCTAAGTGCAGTAATGGTTCTTGAGAGCCGTCTATCGGTAACGGAGCAGAAGAAGTTCATCAAAGGCTTAGAAGAAGGTGGCAAGGTGTCCTCATTCGTGAAGTCATCACACGCGCCAGCGCTCCCAACTTGGAGCAAGTTGCGCGCTCTGCACGCAGAGTTTAAGGCGCTCCCTATCGGTAAGCAACTCTCAACTGCCGCCGCCTCGTATGACCTTCTAGGCTCTGGCAAGGGTGAGCAGTTTAAGAGCCTTGAGGCTCTCACTACCGAAATCGCACGCGAGCGCAAGGAGAAGGCGTCAAAGGCTAAGAGTGAGAAGGGTACAACCCCAAAGGCTAAGGCTCCAAAGGATACCCTCAAGGATATCCTCGCTTACTTCACCGCGCTTGATACTTCTATCCTAGAAGATGCCCAACTAGACACCCTAGTTGAAATCCAGTTTATCCTAGAAGGTAAAATGGCTAACGCGTAAGCGATAAAGAATAGCCCCCGCGAAAGCGGGGGTTATTTTTTTGCCCAAAAATTGCGCCAACACAAACCAACACAAACTTTCTATGGCACCGAATGATGCAACGCACCGACCCCAGCAAAAAATCCGACACAAACTTGGGTGCGAATGATGGGTGCCACCGACCTATGAAGCGTTCGGTTAACCGAATGGTGCTTGACGAGAACTTCTTTATAGGTTATACTAATGTTATTGGCAGGGGTTACACCTTACTGATATCCAACCTAGTGTTCGGTTAACCGAACAGAGAGTGAGAACGAAATGCTAGACCTAAACGAGTTAAGCGCTCACCTAGAAGTTCAGACTAATATCCTGAACGAGAAGCGAGCAGAGCAAGAGAAGTACGAGCAAGGCGTTCGTGCTATGCAAGAAGCAACTACAAAGGAGATGATGTAATGAGAGAATGTATGATAGACGATTGCAATTCTACCGAATTGGTGTATAGCGGAGTAGATGCCTTCTTGCTTGGGGTACCAACCGAGAAGATTTGCTACGACCACGCCAACGCTCACGCTAGAGCGGAGAAGGCTCTATGATTAAGTTTGAGATTAAAGGTAAGGGTTCCCTAACTGATGATGAATTGGAGTTGCTTGGTGCAGATATCCAAGACGCTATTGACGGAGTGCTAGAAGACTGGGGCATTTGACCAGAACTTAGGCAGGTGGTAGACTAGTCTTATTGACGGAGCCTACCTTTCGTTGGGTAGGGTAGGCTGGTGGCTTACGATAGGCAGTTACGCAGGTGCGAGTCCTGCGGTAAGCGCGTGATAACAAATCGTTATCATCTGTTCGGTTAACCGAATAGCGTTCTAAGGATATGATATGGAACTGATTAACCTAGATGTAAGCGAGTACGGCATTAGCCTTACTTCTTACTTCGGTGATGTGTTCATCTATTGGCGCTCACTTCTTCTCGTTGCTGCCGTTGTAGTGGTACTTCGTATCGCTAAGGCTATTCGTAAGAAGGCACGCTAATGACTTACAAATCAGCCGACCAACTGGTGGCGGAAAATTCCGACACAAACACTATCTGGGAGACCAGACTAGACTACGACCT